CGAGCCGTAGCCCATCAGCACGAGGTCGCGGTTCCGGCTTTCCGGGTAGACGGGGTTGTAGTCCATGTCTACGTCGGTCAGCAGCTGGAACAGCCTCTCCGCCCGCTCATCGCCCTTGATCTCCTGCTGCACCTTGGCCCAGTTCTTCTGGGTATCCGCAATGTTCTTGGCGCTCTGTACCGCCGTCTCGCCGGTCATCACCGCGCTGCCCGCCACGCTGTCCGCAATGCCGCCGATGGTGTTGCCCGCCCGCCGGGCCTGTTTCTTCCATTCCGGGATGGCGTCGTACTGGGTCAGGTAATCCCTCGCCTGTGCAATTTCCGCCGCACTGTAGCCTTGCTTTCTCAGGTCGTCGTCGGTGTACTTCGCGCCGCTCTGACTTTTTCCCGCCGCCGTGCGGAAGGGGTCGATGCTCCCGTCCCCGGCGCTGGCGGCGTTCCGGCTCGTACCCTGCTCCGCGTAGGTCGTGAAGCCGCTCTTCTGTTCCAACAGCTTGCCCACCAGTTCCTGATTCCGCGGCTGGTCGAACCACTCATTCAGCCGGTCGAATTCGTCCTTCTGGAGGTAGGGCGTATAGCTGCCTTTCAGTTTCTGGGCCGGACTGTCCCCGTATGCCACCGCGCCGCTGTCGGTCTTTTCCAGAACGTTCTGCGTCGGCAAGCCCCACTTCGCTTCCGGGCTGAGCGCATCCATCGCCGCCGCTCCCCATCGGGGATCTGTCTGCGAAGTAGACTGAGGGGTTCTCTGAAGCAGAGCTCTACGGGTTGCGGCTCCCAGCGTCTGCTTCGCTTCGCTTGCATCCTGCTGGCCGCTGCCCCAACGGCTCCTCCCTGTTTCCGCCACTGGCGGCAGTCGTCGCCGTTGCCCTTCGGGGGAGCTGCGCGACGCGCCGGTGTCAGCCGGACGGGGCGCGGAGAGGGCACGCCCGTCAGCCCAGTCTCTCCGGCTGTCCATCTCGTCCGCAAAACCCAGATTGTTGTTTGCCCGGTACTCGTCAAATGCTTTCGAGGTCAGGTCGATATTTGCCGCTTCCGTCTGCTTCTGTTCCCGCAATGCTGCCGCGCTGCCCTTTGCCCAGCCGCCCGCAGCCGTCGAAGTCTGTGTGGCCTTTGCGGGCGTGCTCGCCGCTGTCGTTTCCTGATTCTGGTGCCGGTCTTTTTCTTTCTGCGCCCGCAGCGCAGCCGCACTTCCTGCCTTCCATGCCATCCTACGTCCTCCTTAAAATCCTGCGTTCAGCATTGCTTTGTCGATCACGTCGTCCGACGCGCCCATGTTCATCAGCCGGGTCGCGATCTCGTTGGCGTTCAGACCCTTCGCCTTCCAGCCCTTTGCGTAGCTCAGGGCGTTGCTGTAGGGCATTCCGGTGCTTGTGTTACTCGTCTGCCCACTCGTTGCCTTTTGCGTCGTGTGATTTCCGGTGTTCGAGAGCCGCAACTTCGAGCTGGCCGGGGTATATGGTTCCACTACCGGCGGGGCCGTAAGCGTCCCTGTGGTGCCGCTCACCGTCTCCGGTTCCAACCATCCCGCATCGGTCAGAACCTCCTTGTAATGGCTGTAGAGCGGATTCGTGTCCTTCATGCTGGAAAATTTGTTGGCCATGCTCGTGAGCTGGCTGGTGGTGTATCCGCTTGCTGTGCCGGAGCTGCCGCTTCTGCCCGAAGATCTTCTCCCGGAGCCCGAACTGCTGCCCGTCTTGGTGGCCGCCGCCTTGGCCGCAGCGGTGGAAAGCAGTCGGCTCGTCAGCGTGCCGTAATTGCCCGCTGCGCTGGCGTCCATGCCGTACATCTTCAGCAGGTTGGCCGCTGCTTCCTGATTTCCGCTTGCCACCAGAGAAGCCGCGGTGCTCAGCACACTCGCCTGATCGTCCCGCGTGATGGGTGCCCCAGTGTAATTCGCAAAGGCATCCGCGTTCAGGCCGTACCGGTTCAGCACGTCGCTGGCCGCGTCGCCCGCGCCCTGCGTGTACAGGTTGAATGCCTGTTGGTAGGCGCTCAGTGCGTCGCTCTGATCGGTGCGGTTCTTGTTGTACTCCCACTGTTCCCGCGCAAACTCATTTTCCCACTGCTGCTGCGTGTAGCCCATGTACCCGTCGTAGGCGCTCTTGGCCACATTGCCCACGGTTCTGATGCCGTTCCAGAGGTTGTTCCAGTAGTTGTCGTTCTCGTTCCGGGCCTGTGCGCTCTGGTTGGCTAAAAAATTCTGCCGGTTGTACCAGTTCGAAAGGTTCGAGCCGTATGCCGAGCGATCCAGCGCTTCGGTGTTCCCCATCCCGGAAAGGGCTTCTACCAGCCCGCTCTGCCGGTTCTTGTATTCATTCAGCGCCCGGCTGCGCAGGGCTGTCAGGGCGGCATCCACGTTCGCGGTGGTCGTGCCCTGTCCCTGTGCTGCCAAGCTGTCCGCCCAGCTGTTGCCGTACCC